GTGCGCCGCTCCCAGCCTCCGGGCGTGATCCGCTTCATGCCGCCGGTGGCGCTGATGCCTTTCACACCGGCCGCCGCCGTCGGAATGGCGAGCCAGAAGCCACGCTGCGATCGGATCGTCACCCCGCGATCAAACGCATCGATGATATTCGGGGCTTTCGACCAGACGAATGACGCGGCCTCGAGACTGGCCGCTCCCTCCGGATACGTCCTGCCACGCCAGGTGTTGGCGAGACGCTGACCCAGTCCGGCATCGACCACGTCGGAGCGCAGCTCACCTTTCAGCCCGTCCGTCACCTCGCGCATGCCAGCCGTCACCGAGCGCGCGGCGGCTCCCTCGACCTCGCTTAAGCCTTTGGCGAGATCATCGGTCTTGATCGAAAATCGCATCGGCTCAGTCCTGCAGAGATGCCTCGCAGGTCCAGACCAGCCGCTCGGCGTCGATGGTGGGCGTGGCGATAACCGCGAATGTCTCGCCGTCGATTTCGACGGTGTCGCCGGATGCCGGCGTTGGCACGTCGGCTCGACGCACGTCGATCAAGACGGTCGGCATGACAGCCCGGCTGTCGCCGAAGCCGACGACTTGGTCCGGCCGCTTGCGAATGACGCGGACGGCGCTGCCATCGCCGGCTCCCCCGGCGCGCCACACGGCGTCCCGCCCCAGGTTGGGATCGGCAAATAGGGTCTCGATGGCCAATTCGATTGCGTTCATCGATGCTTATAAAGGTGCGAAATGCGGGAACCGGGGCGGCCCGATTTGTCTTTCCTTAGGAAGTTCGTTGCTATATTCTTGCTACAGAAATGGAGGCAATCCGTGGCACCCACCAAACCCCGCCCGGTCTCCGCACCCGACAAGGCGACCGTCCTCACCAAGGCAACGCTGCGAGCCGCCGGCCAGCTGGGCCTGACCAACAAGGCGCTCGCGACCGTGATCGGCGTATCGGAGGCAACCGTCTCCCGCATGCGCAACGGCGACTACACGCTGCAGCCGGGCCAGAAGCCGTTCGAACTCGCGGTTCTGTTCGTGCGCCTCTACCGATCGCTCGACGCGATCGTTGGCGGCGACGACGCGGTTGCCGGCTCGTGGCTCAAGAATCGCAACACCGCGCTCGACGGCGAACCGCTGGCGCTTATTCAAACCGTGCCCGGGCTGATGAATGTCATCCAGTATCTGGACGCCCGCCGCGCTGTCGTCTGACGCTCGCGCCATCGGTGGCACTTGCTGGCGGCTGGTCGAGGCACAACACCATGTCTCGACGCTCAAGCTCGTCGATTCGGTTGATGAGCAGAAACTGCTCGAAGACCTCATCGAGGAGAGCAAGCCGCCACTGCCGCCCGAGTGCCGCGATCTGCACTACCTTCTGTCGACGCCGTTTCGCTATGGCGCGGTCTACCCCACCGGATCGCGATTTCGGCGCGCGGGCATGACCAAGGGCGTGTTCTACGCAGCGGAAGCACCGCAGACGGCGGTCGCCGAGATGGCATTCTGTCGTCTGCTCTTCTTTGCGGAGTCGCCCGATACGCCGTGGCCTGCAAATCCCGCCGAGTACACGGCATTCTCAGCCGAATACGCCACCAAGAAAGCGATCGATCTGACCAAAGGCAAATACAGCGCCGACCGGGCACGGTGGATGCATGTAACGGACTACAGCCACTGCCAGGCGTTTGCCGATGCCGCCCGCGCGGCCAAAATCGAGATCATTCGCTACGCATCGGTTCGTGATCCCGATCATGGCAGCAACCTCGCGATACTGACTTGCCGGGCATTTGCGAAGACCCACACGATCGAGCAGCAGACGTGGCATATTCGTCTCAGCGAGGCTGGCGCCCAGGCGATCTGCGAGGCGCCGAAGTCCGGCATCACGTTCGACCGCAAAGCCTTTGCGACCGACCCCCGCATTGCCAAGCTGCGCTGGGTTCGCGCTTAGAAGCTCGCATTGAGTCGAACACGCCCAACGGTCTCACCGGCTCCGTTGCCGACAGCCTCAATGGCGGCGCCGATCAGCGTATTGTCGGTCGCCGTCTTGGTTGCCTGCTTGGCGGTGTTGTCCCAATAGATCTTGTCGCCGACCGCCCAGGCCTGCGAGCCAACCTTCTTGAGGTCGAACACGCCGACGAGTGCGGCCTCGATCGGCTCGCCGTTCGCAGCGGCGCCGGTGGCGACGCCGAAGATGGCACCAACGAGCAGGCCATCGCCGGAAGCGACGTCGTAGGGCGCCGTAAGCGTGATGGTATTGCCGGGTTGGACGTAGTTCTTCATGGCAGATGGTCCTTCTGAAACGACGAAGGGCGGCCGAAGCCGCCCGTTCCGTCAATCCAAGTTCACAGAGGTGAAAGTTACGCGCCGGCGTTCTTGTAGAGGCCGCGCCAGTCGATCGCCTTGGCGCCGAAATCGAGCCGGCACTTGATTTCGATGCCGTCCACGTCGAACCCGTTGCGGGTCTCGATGTAGGCGCCTTGCTGACCTTCGAGATAGGCGTACTCGATGGTGTCGATCTGGGCGGGGTTTGCGGCGAGATACCAGGCCGTGGCGCTCGCGTTATCGAGCCGAGGCTCGGAGATCGGCGAGAGCGTGCGGATCGACTGCGGCACGACATCGCCTGTCTTTGCGGGCACCAGGTTCTGCGCGATCAGTTGCTCAGCCGCGAGTTCCAGCGCCGCCGGCACGATCAGGAAGGCCGGGCGGATGTTGAGCACCGTCTTCTTGTCGAGCCCGGTTTGCTTGGCCATGGCGGCGCGGCCGTCGCCCACCGTCGTGACGCTGAGGGCACCGCCCGAAGCGGCAAGGTTCTTGTGGGTCGCATGGAAGAGCGCGACGCCGTCTGCCATCGCGGCGTTGGCCGTGATGATGGCCCAGACCACATCGCTTTCCAGTGTGGCAATGGCGGTGCCATACATGGCAGGGATACGGGTAAAGGCATCGAGGTCGTCGTTGATGAGGACCTGACGGGTAATCCCGACCACGCGCCCGTAGGTCTCGATGCGGTAGCTCTCCTTCGACTCCGCGATGGTGCCGCGCTTGAACTCGCCGCTCTCGTTGACTTTCAGGAGCTGCGGCGCTTCGCCGATCTGCACCCGGTTCATGGCCTTGAAGTCGGTGGCGAGCACTTGCCGGCAGAAGGCGACGAACGTGCGCGGATAGGCATCGTAAGCCTGGCGCAGCGTCTTGTTGGTGACCGCCGAGAGGATTTCCGGGAAGTCCGAGGTCGAGTGCAGCGCGCGCGTCGCGATCTCGTCGCGCGAGAAGCCGCGGACATTGACGCCGGCATTCGCCAGAAACTCGCGCGCCAGCTCGAGCAACGTCATGCCGCGATATTCGCGGGCAGGCTCCGAGAGCGGGAACAGCGTCGGGCTGTAGCGATGCAGCAGGGCATTGGTGACCGCCTCGCGGCGCGTCACGCGCTCGTCCCGGCCGCCGAGCGGCACGGAGACATGCGGGAACACCCGCGCATGGTCGGCAGCCTCGGCGACCTTGTCGAGGATCAGGCGGCGGGCCTCTTCGAGCCCGACATTGCGTTTCACCAGATCGTCCGAGAAGGCGCGTTCGAGACCGAGCCGACTCGCCAAGTCGTAGATCATTGAAACCCGCTCACGCTCGACCTCCTGGGCGCGAGCGATGAGGGCTTCGGCACCAGGAGCGGCTGGCGCCGGGGTGCCCGGAGTCGGCTTGGTCGCGACCGCAAGCTGCGAGCGCGTTTCCGTCGCGTCCTCCTTGTGGTCGAGGATCCCGGGCAACGGCAGCTCGCCGGTCGCCTTTACTTCCGGTGCCGGCGGTTTGGTCTGTGCATTTTCCATGGTGTTTCTCCTGGGAGTATTCGCGTCATCCCGGTCGAGGACGCAGGGCATCAAGCAATCAACCGAGCGGAAGCCGGCCGCCGGGTCGGCCCCGACCGGGACCGCGGAGATTTCGAAGGGAGTCCAATCGACGGCCCGCCACAGTTCGGGGCCGTTGTTCGGGCGAGTGATTTCGTAACGCTGGACCTGATAGCCAACCGACACCGCGCGGATGTGCCCGCTGCGGATATCGTTCCAGACCGGCGTGACGTCCTCTCGCTCGCTAAAGCGCACGCGGGCCAGCCCGCGACCGTTCTCGATGCGCGCCGTGCCCGGCACCACCGAGCCGATGACTGCCTCAAGCGCGAACCGATCGTGCACCTTGAGGAGCGGCGCACCTGCGTTGAGGCGATCGAGATGGACCTCGGCAGGGTCCATGCTCAGCTCCTCGTCGAACGGCTCGCCGAAGAACGGCTGGCGCCGCACGCGCGCGCCGGTCGACCACACGACTTCGATCGAGCGATCCTTCTCGTCGAGCGTAGTCGGCAATAGGTCAGCGGCCCGCCGCAAGGCAGGCACATCAATGATGCCAAGCATTTTATGTCCGTTGACTTAGTTCAGAGACGAGCTGTTAAGCAGGCTCGTCTGCTAAGGTTGGCTTGCTCGCCTGGGCCGCCTTTGCGACCCGCTCTTCTAACTCTGCCAGCGTGTAAACCCACTGGTTGGCAGATGCCTCTCGGCAGTCGCTCAAGAATTTTTTGTACCCGACGAAGATCGAGTAGGGATTAAACATTCCAACCGGTAGATTGGTAGCTACCAGATCTACGAGAGCGCGGATGGGCGTCGGTTTGGATTTGATTACAATTTTTCTGCCGAGTTGACGTGCCTCGGCCGCAAAGGCCTTAGCCGCATCATCATAGTCGTGACGCGATCGATAGATATCGATGATCTTCTCTCGCAAGCCCCCAAATTCCCCACTCTTCTTAATTGCGATCAACTCACTCCAGGTGAGCACTGAAACGTCCGGCAGGACGATAGATGCAACGTTCTGAACTAGATCGGCTGGCGCAACACTCGGTGCGTTCTGCCTGGCGAAGTGCAGCATTTGATAGATAGCTAGGCGCTCTTCTATCGTGCAAGCGATGGTGCACGGAATGCGATTGTTCAGGAGAGCCCAGACACGCACAGCGTCTACCGCAGTTTTCGCGGCGCCTTCCGCTTGCTCAATGTCGTAACCATCATCAAACCGCGCGACACCCGCACGCTTTTCGAAGTACGAAAGAAGTGCGTTGTGCGCAAATTGTCTCGGTTCTTCGGGTTCTGGGTAATCGTACCTGTGCTGCTCGCCTTCCTGCCAACGCGGATAACCTTCGAAGTGGAATTCATCCCTTAGCTTTGCAATTGAACCACCGTCGACATCTGACATCGGAACGAAGACGTCGCTTAGATAGCGTTTTTCCTTTTCGTCTGCGGATGCTGTTTGAATGAATTTGCGACCGAAATCCTTTTCGCCGATATCCTCGACGATCACACGATCAAACCATAGGAAGTTGAGCTTTGATGTAGGTTCGCGCGAACCGCCTCCGACGGCCGTGGCTGCGCTTACGAATATGTTCGTTTCCATGGAGAGTCGCCAAGATTGGAGCACAGACAATTCAGCCAAGAATGACAGAATGAAAAAGCAGTGTAACGCTCTTTGTTAATCGTCCGCGCGCTCCAATGCTCCTCGGACTTCGAAACCATCCTAGTCAGATTGCGAGGTAGCGGGAGCTGGATCTGCCTGCATCACCCCAGTCTTCGTTACCTTGCGCGGATCGCTGTCAAGCACGAGCCCGAGCGCGTCGAGCTTGGCGTTCATGGCCGCGATCTCGGTAAGCACCGCGTCCGGGTTATGGCCTTGCCGCGCGATGGCCTGGGCAAGTGTCATGGTGCCCGACCGCATCGCCAGCATGTCGGCCATGGCGTCTTTCAGCGGATCGACCGCCTCGAAGCGCGGCGGCGACCATGCGACCGCGATCCTTGGCTGTGGGAGGCGTCCGGCTGCCCAGGCTTGCTCGGTGAACCAATCCCAGACCGGCTGGCAGAACATCGGAATGAACAGCTGCCACTGCACCGCATCGATCATGCGGCGGAACTCGACGAGACCGGCGCGGATCGAGGAATAGTTGACCTGGCTCAGATCTCCGGTGAGCAGTTCATAGGGCAGCCGAAATCCAGCCGCGACGATATGCAACTGCGCCCGCAGCCATTCGGACACCGCCGCTGTCGTGGCCGGTTGATTGAACTTGATGTCCTTGCCACCGCGTGCGTAGGCAATAAGCCCGGGCTCGAACTGCTCGACGCGATTGCCATCGGCATCCACGACCGATGGGGCGATGCCCTGCTCCCCCTCGTCGGCGCCGAGCACGATGCCGACCACGCAAGCCTCGGTCTTCTTGCGCACCAGCTCGGCCTGCGTCCAATCGTCGAGGTCGCGCAGTGCCCGCATGACGGGCGTGCCCCACGGCACACCGCGCACTTGCGCACGCTGCTTTTCGTAGAGATGGACGACGTCACCGGCAGGTACCGCCGCACTATCGAGTCTGCGGCGCAACGACACCGCGTGATCGCCGGGATGCTGTGCGAACAGCCAGTAGGCGCGTCGCCGGCCGATGGCGTCGAACTCGATGCCCTGCAGAATGCGCCCACCGTTGGCGAGATCACCGTTACGCGTGCCGTCCAGAAGGTCGGCTTCGATGATCTGAACCTGCAACGGGACGTCGAGCCCGTCCGTCGCCCGCCGCGGACGGCGCCGTAGCAACACCTCGCCGGCCTCGACCATCTCGCGGCAGGCCAGCGTCTGCAGCCCGTAGCAATCGAGCTGACCCTCCGCGTCGCACTGGGAAGACCAGCCCTCCCACAACGCGTCGGCTTCGCGATCGAGCTTTTCGTTGCCGCTCGCGGCGCGCGGAATGATTCCGGCGCCGACGATATTGTTGACCAGAACCGACACCGCTTTGGCCGCGTGCGGATTGTTGCGCACCAGGTCGCGCATGCGATCGCGCAACAGCGCGCCGGCAATCGCGATCTCGGCGTCAGCCGAAGAGTTTGGCGCCCGCCAACCGTCCGTGCGCCGGCCACGAGCCGCGCCGTCATAGCCGCGCGTCAACACCTCAAAGCTTTGCCGTGCCAGTACACGGCGAACGGCGGCACGCGGAGCGACGGCGCCGATCGCGCGGTCAAGCCAGGTCGCTTGCGCCATCAACGATCGCCGCGGGAAAACCCGGCATAGCCGGCAACCGGCGCCGAAGCCGAAGACGCAGCCGCGATTTCGCGCTCGATGGTCCGAATGCGCTTCAAGAGATCGTCGGCCGAGCCGTATTCGACGGTGCGGCCGTCATAGCTCACGCGCAGCGTCCCCGATGCGTAGGCGCGACGGAGTGCGGCCAGCTCGTTATCGGTCCACATCACCTCAGCCATCCTTTATCTACGGCGAGCCAATCGGAGCGGCGCCTGCCGGCTACGCTCGGGGCGCGGGCGAGGACGCCCGCGGTCAGGCCTTGCGCGTCGCTCTGCGCCGAGGTCGCCACACTTTCATCGGGGACCGGCCCGACCTGATCCTCGAGGTCGCGCCATTTCGAATCGGTCCAGCGGTCGGCGCCGGCGATCCAGGCCGCGCCGCGCGCATAGACGCGACAGTCGAGCGCCTCGTTGCGCTCGCGCAGTTTCTGCCACTCAAGCCGACTGAAGCCGCGTTTAGTCCTGACAGTGACGAGCTGCTCGGCGGCGAGCTGCTTGACCCACTCCGCCTCGACGCCGCGCGCCAAGTGAACGAAGCCGGGCGGGAAGGTCGCGCCTTCCACAAGCTCCTCGTCGGTAGGCCGTTCAAGACGCAGGAACCGATAGGTCTCGCTCTTGAAGGTCGCGACCGCGAT